GTGAGGAATCAACAAAGGCTGATCGTTATGATTTTCAAAATAAATTATACTACCTCAATCGCGCTCGCAGATATGCTGATTCTGGAACTAACTTGTGGGAAACATTCAATCGTGTTCAAGAAAACCTAATCAAGGGACGCACTGGGAGTGGCATTCGCAGAGTAACGTCACCAACAACAGATTTAAAATTGAATAAAGACCTGTGGAATTTAACAGAGCAATATCTTTTAAATAACTAAAACCCAAACGGAGCGGGTTCTACCCCCGCTCCACAACCCAACAAACAAAATGAAACTTTTCAAATCTTCAGAGCATTACAAAAACGCTTCTCACACAAAATTGGTGCAAGCATTGCAAGCAGTGGTTGACGCATACGGACACAAAGATTCGATGCTGATTGACCAGTGCAAGGATGCTTTAAGGACGGCTGGAATCTTTCCAAAAAAACATTGTTGACAATCCCAACCCGCTTTGATTATTCTACAACTCTTATGAACATCATCGAAACATTCGCTTCAACTCCTTTGCTTGTGACGCTCCAGCATTGTCTGGATGCGTTCATGGTAATCGCACCCGTTGTCGGACTAATCGGATTAACCTTAGTACTCACCCAAAACAAATGACCACATCAATCGCAGTTTCATATTTTATCTTGTCCTTTGCCTCCTGCTTCGCTTGCTACAGGCTTGGACAGGAGAACATCCTCCATCGTTTCAAAAAGTATTGCGAGAAGCGCAGGAAAGACGAGCGCACTTGCGAGCAGTGGGAAGATTTTATTAATCAGTAAAACCAACCAAAACCAGTAAAACAAATGAACACACAATCAGAAAACATAGCAGAACTAGCAATCGCGTTATCAAAAGCACAGGCAGAAAACGGAACAGTCCACAAGGACGCAAAAAATCCTTTTTATAAAACAAACTACGCTTCCTTGGCACAGGTCTGGGAGACAGTACGTCCAGCACTAACCGCAAACGGACTCTCCGTAGTTCAGCTTCCATCTCAAGATGAGAAGGGGTACTATGTAGAATCGATGCTCATCCACTCAAGTGGTCAGTGGATCAAATGCCGCACATACATGAAACCAGTGAAGGAAGATCCGCAGGGCATTGGTAGCCTCATCTCCTACGCTCGTCGGTATGCTTTGCAATCGCTAGTCATGGTCTGCCCTGACGATGACGATGGTGAAATGGCAATGGGACGCTCCACTAGTGTTCCGCAAGTTAGGACAATTCCACCAAAGGTCATAGCACCTGCAACACCAAAGGAAGATCCAAACTGGTTTGCAAAGGTTGAGGCAGTGATTAAAACCAAAGCTGAATCGGCTACTGGATATCTGATCAGCAAGGGTGAGATCAAAGTTGGTCAGTTGTGGAATGATCTTCCCGTTGGCAAGTATCGTGACAACTTGCTCGTATCACCAGAGAAGTTCTTGGCAGCAGTTGCTAAGTGGGAGGCATCCAAATGATCCGTCATTCACTACTACCCAAGCTGGCTGAGTGTGCCTGCTTTGAGTCCAAGGAGGGACAGTCTTATGCCGCATCTCGCGGGACTCACATGGACGAGGCATTCAGGGAAATGTTCATGGGCAATAATAAGCCCTTCCTCGCACTAAAATCCAAAGATGCTGATGCTGTCATGTGGGCCATCGAGATGACAAAAACAATCGCTGGTGACCATGAGGTGGTAACCGACGAGAATAGTCTCAAGGTTAAAACGCCGGGGATCGATCACGTTGGAACCGAGGATTGCCGCATCCCATCTCTCCATACTAGCCTAGATCTAAAGTCAGGAATTATACGTTCGTATCTTGAGCAACAATGTGCCTATGCCTACGGCAACATGGCAGCGAGTTACGACTTTGAAACTGGTGAATATGCCATTCGCGAATGGACTACGCACCTGTTGTTCTGTGACCAAGAACGTGTAGTCACGCATTCTTGGACAATCGAGGAAGCCAAGCAGGTTGTTGAGGGAATCCTAGCAGCATACAACGATCCAGACAAAGAACCGACAGCTTGCGATTACTGCCGCTGGTGCAAAAAGGCAGCAACGTGCGCTCAAATATCAGTTCCGCTTGCCAACACACTAGCGGTTGTGGAAAACGATCTACAGACCAACCTCGCGCAAATGCAGGAGCATCTCGCGGGTGATATCGAGCGGTTATCCATGTTTATAAAACAGAGCAGTATTTTCAACAACTACCTAGTCGATTGGGCAAAGGATCTGCTCAAGGAAAAGTTGCAATCAGGTGAGAAAGTCTACGGATGGAAACTGCAAAGGCAGAAAGGACGGGAGACATATCCTGAAGAGGTCATCGAGCATATCGGTGCTTGCACCGAAATGTCATTATCCGACAGCATTAAACTATTCGGAGGTAGCATCTCTGCTACAAAACTTCAGAAATACTGCGATTCGGTAGGATACGATCTATCCCAGATCCAGCCAGATGTTGCCGAGGAGATCGTGAAGCTAGTTGAAGACAAACCAAAGAAAGTAAAACTATGAACGAACTGAACTTTGATAAACTCACTGGCAATGGATGGAAGCAATTCAAAGACTTCCTCAATCAGTCCGACATTGCATTCTACCAAACCTTCGCAGGGCATGAAGAATGCCGTTGCAATGAAGGCAAGAAGAAACAGGTCGAGGTTTACATTTACGACCATCGAAAATATGGATATCCGAGTATTGGATATGAAGTAAAATGCACTGGGGAGTTGCCAGATGGTACATGGATTGAACTAAAGTCACACGGGTTAAGTGAAGACTTCGTTGACTCCAAGGCACAGGAACTTTTAGCAATTTGGGATTGGTCAGTAAAAAACAATTTGACGAAATCCAAAAGCTAGATATTTTGAGTTAGCTTCAGACGAAGCGCGATGTTTGATACCATCGTTAAAAACCAACCAATTTGACCTACCTCATGCCCATAAGATTCCTTGTGGGAGTATCACTTGAGGTGGGTCTTTTTTTATACTATGAAAATTAAACGACCAGCATTTCAATTTTATCCAGCCGATTGGCTAAGGGATACAGCATTAAGATCATGTTCAATTCCAGCAAGGGGACTTTGGATTGACATGGTATGCTATATGCATGAAGGATCAACTTATGGTCACCTTAAGGTGAATGAAAAGGTGATAGATTCAATCACCCTGTCAAGAATGGTGGGTATAACTAAATGTGAATGCGATGAACTGTTACTGGAATTAGAATCATGTGGTGTTTTTAAAAAAACAGAAGAAGGTGTTATCTTCTCAAAAAGAATGGTTAATGATGAGGTTTTGAGAGAAGCTAGATCTAATGGGGGAAAACTTGGTGGGAATCCAGATTTAGGAGTAAATTATAATTCATCTGGATTTATTTATTTAATGAAAAGATCTTCTGGACACATAAAAATAGGAATATCTCAACACCCAGAAAAAAGAGCTTATAAAATAAGGAAAGCAATAGGTGATGAATCTGTTTTTGTATTGTGTAAGAAATATGTTTCCAATATGGGGTTAGAAGAAGAAGTTTTACATAAAAAATATGAAAAATATAACATTGGTGGTGAATGGTTTGATTTGCCATCTTTAGATATAGAAAGTTTAGTGAATTCAATGAGTGGAAGTAGAGTTCACCTTAAGGAGAACCAAACCCCTTCATCTTCTTCTTCATCTTCATCTTCATCTTCTTCTACTACTAATAATATAAATAGACCAGATTCAGTTCCTGAACAGGTCTGGAATGATTTTCTTAAAATCAGGAAGGCAAAGAAATCACCATTAACCCAAACTGCGCTTAACGGAATTGAACGTGAAGCAGAGGAAGCTGGATGGACTCTCGATGAGGCAATCACTGAATGCGTGACTCGTGGATGGCAAGGATTCAAAGCTGAATGGGTACAAAAGGCACAAGCGACAAACAACAGGGGATACTAGCATGAAACATAATATTGTGGTAAGATCAATACCATCAAACGAAGCAGAGCCTTGGTTGTTATTTAAACATTATGCACACAGGCTATGTCCAATTTCATATGCTTTTGGTGCTTTTATTGATAATGAAATAATTGGAGTTGTAACATATGGAACTCCTGTTTCATCAACATTGCGTGATGGAGTATGTGGTAAAGATTACTCTCAATCTGTTTTGGAATTAAACAGACTTTGCTGTAAAAACACAAAAAATATAGCATCTGCATTAGTAGGACGTTCTTTAAAAATGCTCCCCACCCCAACTATTGTAGTTTCTTATGCTGACAGTGGTCAAGGTCACGTTGGATACGTTTATCAAGCCACCAATTTTTTATACACTGGGTTATCTTCTGTTTTTAAAGATCCAATGGTAAAAGGCATGGAACATAAGCATCACACTACAATCGGAGATGAAGGAAGGGGGCATCCATCAAGAATTGAGTTTCTTCGTAATAAGTATGGAAATGAAAATGTTTATTATATCGAAAGAAATAGGAAACACAGATACGTCTTTTTTTGCGGATCAAAAACACAAAAGAATAATTTAATTAAATCTTTAAAATATAAAACCTTACCTTATCCAAAAGGTGAAAGCAAAAGATATGATGCAAGCGCATCAATAAATATTCAAACATCATTCATTTAATAAATATGAAAAACATACCAATCGCACAAACAGCAGAGAAGGCAGCACTATCACTAATCGCAATCGATCCAGACGTTCTACCGCACCTTGCGTGGTCATCTGATCTGTTTGCGTTATCGCAACACAAGTTGATCTTCACCGCACTGGAGAGAGTGTACCAGCGGACAGGAAGCACAAACGCACTAGGGGCATTGTCTGACCTAGAGACAACTGGCAAGCTGAATGCTTGTGGAGGGAAAGATGGAGTGATGGAAATACTCCAGACAATCTTCTTATCCCCCGGTGCTATGTGTCTTGAAACCGCAGCAGACTATCGCGCACAACTTATCCGAGCAAAAGGCTACAGGGATGCCATCAAAACGTGGGAGGATAACCATGATGATGTTTGCGCGATGAAAGCAGACCTTTCTAGCCTTGCTGAGTCCTTTGCCAATGCAATCGTACCAGAACACCAGTGCAAGGACGTGAAGGCCCATCTGAGCGATTTTATGGACGATCTGGAGGACAAGACCCCACTAGAGAACTTCCCCACTGGAATTCCCAAGCTGGACAAACTGCTTGGTGGAGGTGTTAGACGTGGTGAGATGCTAGTTGTGGGAGCGCAGACTTCTGGAGGTAAATCAATCCTGCTATACCAAGCCGCACTACAGGCATTACTCAATGGTAAATCGGTAACTATATTTTCTTTAGAGATGCCAGCTAAGGCTATTCTACAACGTATAGCTTCCAATCTGCTTGGGAAAACAATCTTGCCATTGCGCGAGATGGAGGGAGTCACAGAGTGGAGAGGTGTTGCATCAGCAAAGGACATCTCCAGTGCAATCACGCAACTCATGCAGATGAAGCTGACGATCAGAGACGATCTCTCCGAGGTTGGGGAGATAGCAGCAGAGGCATCACGTCTTGCTTCACTTGGCAAGGCCGATCTGATCGTTGTGGACTACCTACAAATCGTGACGATGCCATCCGCTGATAACCGCGAACAGGCAGTGAGTGAACTATCACGCAGACTCAAGTTGACTGGCCTCAAGACAAACTCCGCAATCATTACCGCATCACAATTGAACGACGAAGGTGCAGTACGGGAATCCAGAGCAATCGCTCACCATACCGATTTCTTGGTTCTCATATCGCATCCTGACGAGAAGAAGAAGGACGCTGCATCGTTCAAGAAGAAGACAGAAACCCAACCAACTTCGCGAATCCATGTTGGCAAGAATCGACGTGGTCAACGTGACGTATTCGTTCCTGTAAAAATGCGCGGAGATATTTCTAGATTTGAACAAATCGATGAACACTAATCACCACTTCGACGAGGCTTGCATTCTGCTAGACACCGCAACAGCAATCTGGCAGAGCCGCATGATTGCTAGGTTTGCGGACGCTCAGGAAAAGTACAATCTGGCAATAGAAATCTACAATAAATATTTTGCACACATCGAAGAAAATTCTGTTGACGAGTTTGAATTTTAACCCTAGATGTAGTGCCGTTAGCTAAATAAATACACAACATCAAATGAAACAACTACCAGACTTCGACCCGCAGGATGATGACGAATCTCCACGGGTCAACCGCAAGAACCAAGACCCTGAAGAGCGCATGGCTAACAGGGCTGAGAGAATTCAATCTGACGCAGATCATTTCCATGCTGAGTGGAGCCGCAAAAATCCCAATCAGGTTTATGGAGGCAACACATTCAACTACTATTGAAATGAAAACTCTCAACACAATCACAGTCGAGGCTGACAAGTCGAGAAATGCCAGCGGCACACGGGACTGGGGTAAGTTCCGC